CAACGGTGATATGCTGCTGGATAAGGAGCACGACACCTCAGACCTCGTAGGGGAGACGCTATGCGCGAATGGAACGCATTACACAACGAAGCAGCAGGGGTTTCTTCCCAAGCTGATGGAGAAGATTTACGAAGACCGAACCATCTACAAAAAGAAGATGCTTGCTGCCAAGCAGCAGTATGAGAAGACCCCAACAATTGAGTTGAGAAAAGAGATTGCTCGCTGCAATAACATTCAGATGGCACGAAAGATTCAACTCAACTCTGCTTATGGTGCTATCGGTAACGAGCACTTTCGTTATTACAAACTTGAAATCGCTGAGGCAATCACTCTTTCTGGTCAGCTATCTATTCGCTGGATTGAGAATAAGATGAATGCCTATCTTAATAAGATTCTAAAGACACAGGATGTTGACTATGTTATTGCTTGTGATACCGACTCTATGTATCTTAACTTGGGTCCTCTGGTTGAAACTGTATACAAGGGCAGAGAGAAAACTAATGAGAAAGTTGTGGGGTTCCTTGATAAGATCTGTCAGATGGAACTTGAACCTTATATTGAAAGTTCTTACCAAGAACTGGCACAATATGTAAATGCTTATGACCAGAAGATGAAGATGAAGCGGGAAAATATCGCTAATAGAGGATTCTGGACTGCGAAGAAACGATATGTCCTCAACGTGTGGGATAGTGAAGGAGTTAGGTATTCAGAACCCAAGATAAAAATTTGTGGAATGGAAACCGCTCGCTCTTCTACCCCCACATACTTTAGAGATAAATTACTTCAAGCATATACTATTGTCATTAATCAAACAAATGATGATATAATTGATTTTGTCGAAAAGATACGGGAAGATATTAAGCATCAAGATTATTTAAATATTGCTTTTCCTAGGGGTGTTAATGGACTTGAAAAATATACAAGTGTATCAAACATTTATTCAAAGGGTACACCTATTCATGTCAGAGGTGCATTACTGTATAATCACTATGTACGAAAGTATAATCTTACTCACAAATATCCTCTTATTCAAGAAGGAGAAAAAATAAAATTTATATATTTAAAAACACCAAACCCACTTCAAGAAAATGTAATTTCCTTTTATCAAAATCTCCCAGTAGAATTTAATTTGGAAAAGTATGTTGATCATAAGTTACAGTTTAATAAATCTTTTTACGAACCATTAAAAAATGTGCTAGAATGTATTGGGTGGCAAGTTGAAAGAAAAATTTCACTATTAGATTTTTTTAAATAACATTATGGACTTTTTATCTAAAGTAATTAAAGATAGCAACAATGAATTTGTTTCCATGGCTGTTGATGGTGTCGCTGCTGGCGACATTGAATATTATATTGATACTGGTAGTTATGTATTTAATGCGTTGGTATCTGGATCTTTATTTGGTGGAATCCCATCTAACAAAATCACTGCTCTTGCGGGAGGCGAAGGCACAGGCAAAACTTTCTTTTGTCTCAGTATTGTCCGTAATTTTCTTGATAGTGATCCCACCGCTGGAGTCATTTATTTTGAAACAGAATCTGCTATTAGTAAAAAGATGATTGAGAGTCGCAATATTGATTCTAAGCGACTTATAATTTATCCTGTAGATACAGTTGAAGAGTTTCGTACTCATGCTGTTCGTATCATTGATAAATATATGGAACAACCTAAAGAAGAACGCAAACCTCTTATGTTTGTATTAGATTCTTTGGGTATGCTCTCTACACTTAAAGAAGTTCAAGATGCATCGGACGATAAACAAGTTCGTGACATGACTAAAGCACAACTTGTAAAATCTGTATTCAGAATTCTTACGTTGAAACTTGGCAAAGCAAATATTCCAATGTTAGTTACAAACCATACTTACGATGCTATTGGCTCTTACATTACAGAACAAAAAATGGGTGGTGGTGCTGGTCTTAAGTACTCTGCTAGCACGATCATTTTTCTTTCCAAGAAAAAAGAAAAAGAAGGAACCGATTTGGTCGGAAACATTATTAAGTGTGAGGCGAAGAAGTCCCGTTTAACCAGAGAAGGATCTAAAGTAGAAACACGTTTGTTTTTTGATGGGCGTGCATTAGAAAAATATTATGGTCTTTTAGAACTTGGTGAAGAAGCAGGCATTTGGAAAAATGTTGCGGGACGCTATGAGATTGACGGAAAAAAAGTTTATGGCAAAGAAATTTTAAAAAATCCAGAAAAATATTTTACAGAAGATGTTATGGCAAAATTAGAGGAACGTGCTATGACAGAATTTTCGTATGGGGTGAGAGATGACGGAGAAGATTGAATCTACGATTATCAGAAATTTAATATGTAATGAAAATTATTACAGGAAGGTGTTGCCCTATATTAAATCAAATTACTTTCAAGAGTATGATGAAAGAACTATATTCGAAGAGATCTATGATTTTTCTACCAAGTTTGATAAGGTTCCTACAAAAGAAATTTTAATAATTAGTTTGCAAAATAGGAATGATCTTACTGAAGAAACATATAAACAAAGCGTTGAAAAAGTTAAACAGTACAGTGAAGAGTGGGTTGATATAGATTGGTTACTCACGGCAACAGAAAAGTGGTGTAAAGATAAAGCAATATACAATGCTTTGTTACAATCAATTAAAATTGCTGATGGAGAAGATCCAAAAATATCAAGAGATGCCATTCCATCTATACTTCAGCAAGCTCTAGCGGTATCGTTTGACGAATATATCGGACATGATTATGTAGATAATGCTGATATACGTTATGAATATTATCATAAAGATGAAGTTAAGATACCATTTAACATTGACAAGTTTAATTTAATAACTAAGGGAGGACTACCAAATAAAACATTAAACGTTGCCCTTGCTGGTACTGGGGTAGGAAAATCTCTATTCATGTGCCACTGCGCCGCCTCGTGCCTTTCATTAGGAAAGAACGTTTTATACATTACGTTGGAAATGTCTGAGGAAAAAATTGCAGAAAGAATAGACGCAAATCTTTTAAATGTAAATATTAAAGATGTTGCTGATCTACCACAAACATTGTTTACTTCTAGAATTGAAGACATTGGTAGAAGAACTCAAGGTAAATTAATCATCAAAGAATATCCAACCGCATCTGCACATGCAAATCATTTTAAAGCACTGCTTAATGATTTGCGTTTAAAAAAAGATTTTAAACCCGACATCATCTTTATCGACTACCTTAACATCTGTGCTTCTGCTAGATACAAAGGTCATATTGTAAATTCTTATACTTATGTTAAAGCTATTGCTGAAGAACTACGTGGTCTTGCTGTTGAACACAACGTACCTATTGTCTCAGCGACGCAAACAACCCGTAGTGGTTTTGGCAATAGCGACGTGGATCTTACTGATACTTCGGAGTCCTTTGGTTTACCTGCCACTGCTGACTTTATGTTTGCTCTTATATCGACGGAGGAGCTTGAGGCGTCGGGCAGAATCATGGTTAAACAACTCAAGAACAGATACAACGACCCCACATTCTACCGAAGATTTACAGTAGGGGTTGACAGAGCAAAAATGAAGTTGTATAATGTAGAAGATTCTGACGGATCTATCACAGATACAACAGAAGAAAAAACTTACGACTACCTAGAAGATGTTTCTTCTACACAATCACGACTTGATAAATTTTCAAAATTTGTAATTTAATTTATGACCAACCCTATTTCTTTTACAAAGTATCAAGAATTTGTTGATACTGTTACTTCAGATGCTTCTACAGATTTTGTTGCCCTATCTGATCGGCTTGTTGAGTTGGATCGTAAGGGTGCCAATATTGAACGACTGCTTACTGCTGGTGTCGGTATTAATGCTGAAGGCGGCGAGTTCCTTGAGATCATTAAGAAAATGATTTTCCAAGGCAAACCATTTAACGAAGATAACCGAGAGCATATGATTATTGAACTTGGTGATCTGATGTGGTATGTTGCTCAAGCATGTATGGCGCTTGACATATCTTTTGATGATGTAATTAAACGTAATGTTCAAAAACTTTTAAAGCGTTATCCTGAAGGTGCCTTTGATGTTTACTTTTCCGAAAATCGTAAGGAGGGAGATCTATGAAAACACTAACATCTTTTACTGCTCCAAAAAAAGCAAAGTTTATGTTCCAACATACATCTCAAGGTCCTGTGATGTGGGTTGTGTCTGATAAAGGCAACCAGAAACTTTTTAGATTTCGTGGAAAAACAATCCGCGATAAAGATAAAAACTTTTCGCATATGAAATATTATCTGGAGGAAGTATAACTATCTTGGAGGGTCAATCCGATTGGCGACGGAACCTGTCTTGAAAACAGTTGAGGTGTTAAAGCCCTTGGGCGTTCGATTCGCCCACCCTCCGCTCGGGGTTATAGCTCAATTGGTAGAGCATTCGGTTTGCATCCGAAAGGTTTGGGGATCGTACCCCCATAACTCCATAAATAATTAAAAATGTTTTAAATGAAAGATTTTAAACAGTTAAAGCAAGAAGCAACACAAAAAAGATATAAACAAAAAGAAATATTTCAAGAAGGTAGTGTTGTAATGAATGCTAATACTGGCGAGAAGGGGACGATAATCCGCTCTGGTGTTAATTATGTTATAGCTGTTACTGAAGAAAAACAAATGTTTCGTGCGTGGATAAAAGATATTCGAGAAGTTAATGTTGTTGAAAACATAAATAAGAACAGGAAAAGTATATTCTTTACAAATGGAAAGACAGAAACCATCGACAACTATTCACAACAATGACGAATATTCTAAAGCGTTGATTGAATCTACGATATCATATTTTAACAACAAAAAAATTATTTCAGAAGAAGGAATTCCATCTTTACAAAAGAAAGGTGGCGAAGATGATTTTTCAAGAAAAGATCCTAAAGCAAATGCAGCAGTAGCAGATCCTTCTGTTGATCTCCGCACTGGTGCTGGCGTAAAGCAATCACATGGTGCTAAAATTAAGTATACTAATGTAGTTGCTAAAGAAGGTTACGAAGAAAAAGAGAAGAAGAGTAGCAAAGAATGCAAACCATGTGAAGACAAAAAAGAAAAGGTAAAAGAAGCCTTTAATATTCATGTGGAAGGCGTTCACTATGTGTTTGAAAAAATGGATGGGGTTGATGATAATGGATCTAAAACCTGTTGGAAGGGATATAGAAAAGCGGGCACCAAGATGAAGGGTGGTAAGGAAGTAAACAACTGTGTAAAAGCTGGTTACGAACCATTTGGAGAACTCATCCTTGATGAAAACACATCTCCAACTGCTACATATGGACATATGGTAAATTACATTGAAGAGAAGAATGGTTTGTATGCTAACATCCATGCCAAGCGTAGACGTGGGGAAGCACCTGCCAAACCAGGACACGAAGATTATCCAGCAAAGGATGCCTTCAAGAAAGCAGCAAAAACTGCCAAGAAAGAAGAGTATGATGTAGATACTGCTAATCAACTGTGGTCTGAAGTTGCCGAGAAACTTGAGCAACTTGGAGAAATGGATGGATCTAAGTTTAAAGTTATTGGTGAAAAAAAAGATCTCCCTGGTAATCAAGAAAAGATTGATGCTAACAAAAACGGCAAAGTAGATGCTCATGATTTTATGCTTCTCCGCCGCAAAAAAGTTGGAAAAGTAATGAAAGCTAAAAAGAAAGTAGAAGAAACTTTGCAACTTGAGCAGGAGATTGAAGAAGAAAAAAAGCAGTAAAGCCAACTGTAGAAATTCTTCCTGATATTGATGATGGTAATCCTGAATATAGGAAAAAGAATCGTAAGTATGTTGGCAAAGCTGTAAAGAGTCAGGAAAAAAATCCATCTGACATTATAAATACTGCTGGAAAACATTATAATTAACGGAGTTCCACCATGGGCGCAGTAGTCGCAGTGGTAAAACCACTCATTCTTTCTCTCGCAACAAACCCAGCAGTTAAAAATCTTGTTATTGAACTTTTAACTAGGTATGTGAAGTCAACTGATAATAGCATTGATGATGTAATACTTACTCTTGTAAAAGATAAACTCTTTACACCACAAGCATGATTACCTGCTTTGTAACTAACTGGGGCGTCACTATTGTTCTTGGATTTCTTCTCTCATTATCTGAGTGGTTATCAAAAACAAAAAGAACAAAAGCAAATGGGATACTAGATTTTTCACAGTTGTTTTTAAAAACGCTATTAAATAAACGGGGTGCTTAATCGCCCCCTTTTTTATAAATAAAAGATAGAAACGAAAAATCTTTGGAGAAATTAAATGTCTCTGTACGGAAAAACTGACGCCGCCGCTAACGTTACTAAAGCTAGCAAAAATCTCGCTTCTTCATCACAAGCAAAACAAATTATTTTTGTAGATAATACTGAGGCTGCTTTATCTGAAAATAAGTTACGTGGAATTAACGCTCCAGGTTGGTGGTCGTATTTTACATACACCGATTCTGACGGGCACACCAGACACAAAGCAGAGCATTTAATTACAATTGCTGATCCTATTGGTCCTGAAACTCAGGCTGATGACACAATTGCTGCTGACATTGCTTCTGCAATTTCTATTACTACACAACCATCAAATCAAACGGCTCAGGACGGCGAAGCTACATTCTTAGTGGTTGCCACAGTTTCTCCTAGTGGAACTCCTGTCTTCCAGTGGCAACGTAGGACAACGACAAGTGGTAAGTGGGTAAATCTTGCTGGCGCCACAAGTGCTTCTCTTGCCCTTACTGGACTTACGGCAGCATCCAATGGTTATGAGTTCCGTGTAAAAGTTACATCAACTGTTGGTTCTGAAGAAGTAATTTCTAATAGTGCTGAATTGACTGTGTAATGTATGTTATTTGATGAGTTGACAAAAGATAATTGGATTATGTTTGCTATTAAACATTATGAAAATCCCAATTCTGTTACCTACGAAGATTTTGAAAAAGATTTAAATAAATTTAAATACCTTAAAAGATTATTTCGTAGGTATTTGACAACGGGTGATTTGAAACACCATTTAATTTTAAATCATATAATTGTAATGTATAATGTTTTTAATGATGCTGCTACTCCATTATTATTCTATAAGATGGAATCAAAATATTGGCCAGCGTTGAAAGCATTTATGATGTTTCTAAATAGATTACCAGAACCACTTAACATAAATGTTGACGAAACATGTCTAAATCTATTAACGAAAATTTAAGTGAGATGATGGCGGGAGATGGGTCTTCTGTTTCTATTCCCCCCTCGTTCGTTTTTGTAAACCCTAGATCACAAAGAGCTTACAAAAAAGCAAACAAAGATAATGTTGATGGTCGTTCAAGGGGTGCTAAAAAATTACTATCCCGTATTTCTCAAAGGCGTAGCAAAATGAAAGAAGAATTAGAATTGATTTCTGAAAAAGTGCCCTCCGAAACTGAAAGGGCGCAGCAACAAATCAGAAAGAAAAAAGAACTAGAAAACAAAGTATCTCTTCAAAAAAGAAAAGATGCAGCAAAACAAAATATGCAAAATAAAACAGATGAGATGAATATTTTAATGAAAGCTCGTCTTGCAGATTTTAAAAAGAAGGCAGCGGAGCAACAAAAAAAAGTACAAAAAAATCATTATGAAGTTGAAGGTGGACAAATTATGAACGAAAATTCAACAACACTAGATGCACTTGAAGTAGCACTTCAAGTTGCAACGTCAGAATTAAATCCAACTGGCGAAACTGAGTTTGCCAAAATTACTTTTGGAGATGGATCACAACAAAACTTAGATAATTTTTCAGCAAAAAGAATTGCTGCTGCGTATGCTCAACTAGATGATTCGAATAAAGATAAGTTTCGTTTTATGTTGAATAAAGATGCTGCTACTTTTCAGTCAGCTCTTGAATTTGCAGTCCGCAATGTTTGACGGGGAAGAATATGTTTGGAGTTGGTAAAGACATAGAAGTTTTAGAAGCCAAGTTTCAAATATATGAAGACCTCTCCAAGGAGATGCTTGACAAACTTGAGAGAGCAGTTGATAAAATCAGTGAGGGTAACCAAGCAGTTGCCCTCATTCTTGAGCGTCACGAGAATAGATTAGAACAAGTAGATAAAGCAGACGCAGCAATTTTAGAATTAATTAAAGCTATTAATTCTAAATTAGATAAACTTGAAAGAAGAATTGACGAACTTTCAAAGTTTCGTTGGATGACTATTGGTATCGCTAGTGCTGTTACTGTTGTTATTGGTTCAGCTACATTCTTTGGCAATCTCTTGACAGTTGGCGAAGGACGTGTTAATATAAAAGGAGAGACCCCCCAATTTGTAAAATGAGTTATCTTGAGACCAAGTATATTTCGTTAGTATCTTCTCAACTATTAAAATTTACAAAAAAGAAAGAAGGATTATATAACTTTCGTTGTCCATATTGTGGAGACAGTAAAAAAAGACAAGATAAAGCAAGAGGTTACTTTATTAAAGTAAAAAACGAATACATTTACAAGTGCCACAATTGTGGGATAGGGAAAAGTTTTACTAATTTTTTAAAAGATAATTGCCTACAATTACACGATGAATATGTTATGGAAAGATTTAAAGAAGGATTGACAGGAAAAGGATACCAAACACCAACGCCCACATTTAATTTTTCTACACCAGTGTTTAAACCAAAAACTATCAATAATTTACAAAAAATTTCTGAGTTAGAAGAAGATCACCCTGCTAGAATATATCTAGAGGAAAGGAAAATAACTAACCTTGATATTTTTTATTACTGCCCCAAATTCAAAGAGTGGGCAAACTCCAGGAAACGAGGAGCATTTGATAATTTGCGTGGCGATAGTCCAAGAATTATCATTCCCATTATTGACACGGCAGGTGAGTTTGCAGGGTTTCAAGGAAGGTCTCTAAATCCAACTGCTAAACTTCGCTACATCACTATAATGTTTAGTTCGGCGGCGTTAAAAGTTTACGGGTGCGATAAGGTTGATTATCAAAAAACTGTCTATGTTACTGAAGGTCCATTTGATAGTTTATTTCTTGATAATGCTATTGCCATGCTTGGTGCCGATGTTGACACCCAAAAATTAGCAGGAACATTTAGGGGATCAACCTTTGTTTTTGTATTGGATAATGAACCAAGAAATAAAGAAATTGTATCAAGATATCAAAAAATAATTAAAGAAGGACATCCTATTGTAATATGGCCAAGTTCTATTGAACAAAAAGATATTAATGATATGGTGTTGGTTGGATTAAATCCACAAGAAATTGTAAATAATAACACGTATCAAGGATTACAAGCGCAAGTAAAATTTAACGAGTGGAAAAAAGTATGAGCAACGGCATCAAAGTTACTAAACGTGATGGTTCTATCGAACCCCTCAATTTAGATAAACTTCACAAAATGGTTGAAGAAGCGTGTGATGGATTGGCGGGGGTTTCTGCTTCTCAAGTAGAAATGAATTCTGGAATACAATTTTATGATGGAATTACTACGGAAGAAATTCAAGAAATTTTGATTCGCTCTGCTAGCGATTTGATAACTTTAGATAATCCAAACTATCAATATGTAGCTTCTAGATTACTATTATTTGCTCTACGTAAACAAGCATTTTATAAAAATATTTGGAAAGATGGGATGCCATCATTGTTTGATGTGGCAGCATATAATGCAACTATACTAAAAGTTTATGATGAAGAAATTCTTGATAAATATTCTGACGAAGAATGGATTAAAATTAATAGTTGGGTTGATCACGATCGTGACTACATATTTTCTTATGCAGGTCTACGTCAAGTCGTTGACAAGTATCTCGTGCAAGACAGAAGTAGTAAAGAAATATTTGAAACTCCCCAATACATGTATATGATGATTGCGGTTACTCTATTTTCTGAGTATCCTTTAAGTACACGTTTAGATTACGTTCGCCGTTATTACAATGCGATCTCAAAACACAAGATCAACATTCCCACGCCCATCATGGCAGGAGTGCGAACATCTCTTAGACAATTTGCAAGCTGTGTTCTTATTGATTCTGATGACACCCTCAACAGCATCTTTAGCAGTGACATGGCTATTGGTAAGTATGTTGCTCAAAGGGCAGGCATCGGTATTAACGCGGGTCGAATCCGTGGTATCAACAGTAAAATTAGAGGCGGAGAGGTTGCCCATACTGGCGTTGTACCATTCCTCAAAAAATTTGAGGCAACTGTCCGATGCTGCACTCAAAATGGCATCCGAGGTGGATCTGCTACGGTCCACTTTCCAATCTGGCACCAAGAGATAGAAGATATTATTGTTCTCAAAAATAATAAAGGAACTGAAGATAACCGTGTTCGTAAACTTGATTACTCAATTCAAATCAGCAAGTTGTTTTATGAGAGGTTTATTCAAAATCAAACCATCTCGCTTTTTTCACCTCATGATGTTCCTAACCTTTATGAGAATTTTGGGACCAGTGGTTTTGATGATTTATACTGCCAATATGAGTCAGACGATTCTATCCCCCGCAAAACAATCAATGCCCAAGAATTAATTTTTAGTATTCTTAAAGAACGGGCAGAAACTGGTCGCATCTATTTGATGAATCTTGACCACTGCAATACGCACTCTTCATTTAAAGACAAAATATATATGAGTAATTTGTGCCAAGAGATTACTCTTCCTACGGATCCTCTACAGCATATTGATGGGAGTGGTGAAATTGCATTGTGTATTCTTTCTGCTATTAATGTTGGTAAACTAAAGAACCTTGATGAATTAGAAGAACTGTGTGATCTTTCTATTCGTGGTCTTGAAGAATTGATTGATTATCAGAACTATCCAATTATTGCGGCAGAAGTATCCACCAAGAATCGTCGCTCACTGGGCGTTGGTTACATCGGTCTTGCACACTGGTTAGCTCGTCATCAAGTTAAGTATTCTGATAGTGCTGCTGCACATCTTGTTCATGGTTTGACTGAGGCATTTCAATACTATCTTCTCAAAGCATCTAATCAACTAGCAAAAGAAAAAGGTCCGTGTGGATATTTTGATCGCACAAAATATGCAGATGGAATTCTTCCAATAGATACCTACAAAAAAGATGTAGATGATATTGTCCCACACAATCTCCACTATGATTGGGAAACTTTACGTGCCGATATTCAGGCACATGGATTACGACATAGTACGTTGTCCGCACAAATGCCATCGGAGAGCAGTTCCGTGGTGTCAAATGAAACAAATGGAATTGAACCACCCAGAGATTATTTGTCCATTAAGAAATCAAAAAAGGGTCCTCTTAAACAAATTGTTCCTTCTTATCAAACCCTTAAAAATTATTACACGCTGCTCTGGGATATGCCTGACAATAGTGGTTATATTAATATTGTTGCAGTTATGCAGAAATTCTTTGATCAAGCAATTTCTGGAAACTGGTCCTATAACCCAGAAAATTATACAGATGGTGAGGTTCCTATCTCAGTGATTGCAAATGATTTCTTAACTACATACAAATACGGATGGAAAACATCCTACTATCAAAATACTTACGACGCTAAAAAAGATGAAGATTTAGACGAGGAGAAAAAACAAACAATACAGGATATGCTCAACGAAATTTTAAACGTTAAGGAGGAAGAAGATTGTGACAGTTGCAAAATTTAGAATCAATAATGTGGAAAAAAATGTCAAAGGATTGACCGTATTTAATACTTCTTATATAAATGTATTAAAACAACCAATGTTTTTTGGTGCTCCCTTAGGAGTTCAAAGATACGATCAGTTTAAATATCCTGTATTTGATAAACTAACTCAACAACAACTGGGATACTTCTGGAGACCTGAAGAAGTGTCCCTCCAAAAAGATCGTGCGGATTATCAAACGCTTCGTCCAGAACAAAAGCACATTTTTACAGCTAATCTGAAGTATCAAATCCTACTTGATAGTGTCCAGGGTCGTGGTCCTGGTATGGCATTTGCACCATACTGCTCACTGCCTGAACTAGAGGCGTGTATGAAAGTGTGGGAGTTTATGGAAATGGTTCATAGTCGTTCCTATACATACATCATCAAAAATGTTTATGCAGATCCAACTGAAGTATTTGATAAAATTTTAAATGATGAAAATATTTTAAACCGCGCTAAGAGTGTAACTAAATCATATGATGAATTTATAATTGCTGCTCAAGAGTATTCTTCTGGTAACCAGTGGTTACATCAATTGGAAGGAGTTCCTTCTGCTCAAGAAACTCTTTATGAGTTGAAGCGTAAACTCTATCGTGCTGTAGCAAATGTAAACATTCTTGAGGGTATTCGGTTTTATGTTTCCTTCGCTTGTTCGTTTGCTTTTGGTGAACTTAAATTGATGGAGGGAAATGCTAAAATTATTAGTTTAATTGCACGAGACGAATCACAACACTTAACAATCACTCAAAATATTCTTAACAAATGGAAAGAAGGTGATGATGAGGACATGGCAAAAATTGCCAAAGAAGAAGAGCAATTTGTTTACGATATGTTTAGAAATTGTGTAGAAGAAGAGAAAATTTGGGCAGAGTATTTATTTAAAGATGGGTCTATGATTGGTTTAAATGTAAAACTACTTCAGAATTATGTGGAGTGGATTGCAAACCGTCGCTTAAAAGCGTTGGGGTTTAAAACAATTTTTGACGTTCCTCTAAATAATAATCCACTACCATGGACAGAGCATTGGTTATCATCCAAAAATCTTCAAGTTGCTCCGCAAGAAACAGAGGTCGAGTCCTACGTTATTGGGGGAATTAAACAAGATGTTGAAAAAAATACTTTCGCTAATTTTAAATTGTAATGGAAGATTGGAAAGAGAAGGCACTCAAGTACGAGAAGCTTTCAGAACACAACAAACGAATACTGAGAGAGGGTCCGAAAGCACTATCGGAAGCGTGGTTTCTCGGAGCGATGAAAAGAAAATACCAGACCCATGGTTTAACTGAATAATTATGTACAAAGAAAATCCTTTCGAAATAAAAACTGATAAAGTAATAAAAAAATATTTAGAAGTACAAAATAAACTTGCAAGCGTTGATAACGAACCTGATTGGTGGCAACTGTTAGATGAAGAAACATTTATGAGAACTCTTCAAAACATGTTTTGGGATAGTGGACTAGATTGGAATGTTGTTAAATGGCACAAATTTTTACAAGGAGAATATATTCCACTAGACGTTGAAAAATGAAACATATATTTTCTATACCAATACTTGAAACTGAAATAGAGTTATCAAAAATAAAAGTTTCTGATGCCGAGTTTAAACCTACGTGGGAATCTGACATATTAACTACATTTGAATCTGGACTCAAGGTGTATGATAGTACGTGGAGGTATCTTCACAGAATTATAGATCCATTTTTAACATCGTTGGGAGATCCATATACTGGAATTTTTTTTAGTAATATGTGGAGAAATAAATATGATCCTAGATCATATCAAGGGTATCACATACACCCTAAAGTTCAGTGGAGTTATATTATCTACGAAACAGTTCCTTCTAGAACTAGTTTTATAAATCCTTGTATAACATTAATACAAAATCAATGGACGGATCATTCAAAAGTTTGTCCCATGGATTACAGACCAGATTTAAAACCTGGAAGTATGATTGTATTTCCTTCATTTGTGGCACATCAAGTTCTTTCTGGAAATGATGGAACAACTTTATCTGGTAATATATCAGTAGAATACACTTAAATACTATCTAAATACCTTCATGTGAAGGTATTTTTTTATGCGTGTTCAATCTGCAAAAGCGAAAGGTCGCCGTTTGCAACAGTGGGTCAGAGATAAACTGATTGAAGCACTTGACATTCATCCAGAAGATATAGAATCTCGTAGCATGGGAGCAGGTGGTGAAGACCTTATCATGGCTCGTGCTGCTCGTTTAAAGTTTCCCCATAGTATTGAGTGTAAGAACGTGGAGAAGCTAAATATATGGGATGCCTATGAACAGGCAATTGCCAACTCTGGTGACTATGAACCTCTCGTCGTTATTAAAAAGAATGGAAAAAAACCACTAGCAGTGGTAGACGCAGAGTATTTCATTAGTTTATACGGAGAAAAAAATGACACTAGATCTTCATAACTTTTTCAAGTTTTACGACGAAAAAAATTCAGATCACGTAGCAGCAGTTCAGTGGTTAGAAGATAACCTACCTGCTCAATTTTTAGACGATGCAGAGACAGATTGGATTGGTATTTTTAGAACCAAACCACCAACTCCAGAAGTTCTTGCAGTTCCATATTTCAATCAAGTAGATAATTACAGAGATGCACATAGAACTTGTAACAGTTCATCGTGCGCTATGTGCCTTGCTTTCCTCAAGCCAGGCAGCATCAAAGGCGACGATGAATATGTCAAGAAAGTATTTGCGATTGGTGATACGACTGACCATACCGTACAGACAAAAGTTCTGGCAGGTTATGGAATTAAGTCGCACTTTAGCTATAATCTTTCTTTTGCTGATGTTGATCGTAGCCTCGATGCTGGGAAACCTGTTGTTATTGGTATCCTTCATAGGGGTTCTTTATCTAATCCTACTGGTGGACACATGTGTGTAGTCATCGGTAAGACACCAGATGGTAAAGGATATTTTGTCAACGATCCATATGGTTCGCTGAATGATAACTATACTGGTCCAGTTACGAACGGTAAAAAGACCGTTTATACAAAAGCAGTTCTTAAGCACCGTTGGTGCCCAGGAGGCAATGATGGATGGGGAAGAATCTTCGATTAATTTTAAAAGAAAAATTCTTAAAGTGATTAAAGAACTTACAAATAATGGTAGGCACGTAGAAGCAAACGAACTTTATCAACGATATTTTGGAGACAATAATGGCAAGAATAGATCTACATAACTTCTTTCAGTTCTATGATGAGAAGAATCCCAACCACGTCAAAGCAGTGCAGTGGTTGGAAGATAATCTCCCAGTGAAATATCTAGAAGATAACATTGATTGGGCGGAGATTTATCGAGGAAAAAAGGATAGTGCTGCACCAGCACCCGCTGCTGCAGCTCCTGTAACAGGTGGTGATGTTCCTATGATGGGTATCAAACTCATCAAGGAGTTTGAAGGATGCCATCTCAAGGCATACCCCGACCCTCTCACAGGTAATCTTCCAATCACTATTGGTTGGGGATCTACTCGTAAGAAGGATGGATCGCACTTTAAGATGGGCGATACATTAACACAGGCAGAAGCGGATGCACTTCTCATTGAGCAGTGCAAGAATGAGTTTCTTCCTGCACTTCGTAAAGTACCACATTGGAATGAGATGTCAGATGGAAAAAGAGGAGCTCTTCTCAGCTTTGCTTATAATCTTGGTGCTGGTTTCTACGG